AGTGTAGTTAGTTTCTTTAGTTGTTGATGTTAATGATGGGTAAGTGATTGTAGCACCTTCAACCGCAGCATTAGCAGCTACATCAGCCAAAGCATCTGTTTGCCATTGGTGAGATGTATTTGTTGCTCTTGTTTTAGCAACGCCAGACATAAAAGGAGTTTCTGTAGGTGATATATTGTAAATAATATCAGCTAAGTCTTCTCTTATTCCGACTGTGTCGTATGTTTTATATACAGCCATTTTATTTCTCCGTTAGGTTATTGTTTATAAATAACGCATCAATAAATCAGTTGCATCTTTTGGACTTCCTGATTTTTTCAATGCTCTTATTTTTTCCAACCTAGAGCTTCGATCTAAATCTTCCTTAGTTGATTTGACACCGGATTTAATAACTTTTGATGGCTTGACTTTGTTGTTAACTAAAGTTGGTTTCAACTTTTTGTTTTCTTGATATTTCATTCCATCTACGATCACTTCAAACATTCTTGAATCATAAACTGAATTAACGTCTTTCTCAGAAAAACCTTTAGCCAGTAAATAATTAGTCATATTTGATCTTAAAGAGTTTCCTTTTACAGGATCTTGCAATTCAGGAAACTTCATAGTTACCTTTTTTTGCTCCTCTTTTAAGATTTCCTGAAACTGTTGTTCTTGGACTTCTCTAAGTTTCTTTTGAGCTTGAGAAAGATTTTCTCTCCTTCTTCGAATCTTACGATCAATCCTAGCAGCTTCAGTTGGATCTTCATCCCAAAGTTTATCAAGTTCTTTGGCATTTATATCGCTATTAACTTCAGCGTTCAAAGTCAACACAAGTGAATTTAAATCATCCATCTTGGTTGATATTGCTTTTGCCAGACGTTCTTTTTCTAGAGCTAACTCTTTTCTTTCAAGAGATAGTTCTTCTGTCTTACGTCTGTAATCAGCATCTTTCTGATAACCTGCTTTTAATTCTTCAAGGTCAACTTCGATAATTTCACCATTAACTTTTATTTGGTGTAAATCGGTTGTTTGTTCTTCATTAGCATTTTCTTCTGATGCTTCTTCTTCGACTAAAGTTTCCTGTTCTTCAGGTTGAACTTCAGGTTGCTGTTGTTCCTCAAGATTTTCTTCTGCTTTCGCTTTAGATTCTTTTGGTTCAACTGGTTTTGCTTCTTTCTTAGGACTTTCGATTATCCCTTTTGGATTCAATAGTCCTTCGATTGACTTCGCAGCACCTTGTACTGACGCATTTGTCAGTAATGGGTTGTTCTCTGACATTTTAATGTCTCCTATGTTAAGCTGTCTTGATGACTTGGCTTATTTTAAGCTTAGGTGCTTAAAATTTTTTTTCTTGTTGAGATTTTCGGAAAATTTCTAATTGCTTTTCAGCTAATTTTCCTGTCTCCAGAATACTTTGTAAATGTTGCTCAACTTTACCTACAACATTATATGCGATCCAAAGTTTTTCCCTTGTATCGCTTTCTTTCGCACCTGTTTTTTCTAATAGTGCTTCAGAATAAATTTTTTTAAGAGATTCGATTGCCTCTTTAAAAAGATTATTCTCTAAAATCTGTTTCGCCTGGCTGGATCTGCTCAGTTCCTGCGATCTCTGTGCCTGGTCTTTGGTTTCCATTTAGTCCTTGTACTTGTTTGCTTATCATACTAGCAGATTTTTGTGCTTGTTCAAGTATCTTGCTATTTCCAGCTACGATCATCTTGTCAAGATCAGCATCTGCCTTGATTTTTGCCGTATCAAGCTGAGTATTATATTTTAAAGCAATATCTTTTATCTTAGCTTCAAAATCTAATAAGTCTGCTTGTCGTTTTTGTTCTAATTCTTTGTACTTCAATTCTAAATCTGCAATCTTTCTTTTCTCCTCACTTGCAATTCTAGTAAATTCAATTTTTTCAATTGGAGTTAATGGTGGAGGAGCAGGTGGTTGCATTAATTGTTTACCAATATCAGGATTAACGAAGTAACTTTCAACGTTTTTAAGACCTGCGTTCTCAATAATTTTAGAAAGTGTGTTGTAAATGTTCTTCAATGTTACCATTGGCATTTCTTTTCCGCCTTGTAAATTGAAAGCCTGTAATTGTCTTTCTAAAATATTGTTTAAAATTAAAATTTGTTGTTCTTTTGAACCTGTGCCAAGACCTACTACGATTGAAATGTTGAATTTATCTTTCCACTCAGTAGGTTTTACCGGTACATACTGATTGTTTAACATTATAATTCTTTCTTTGTCTTGGTATTTCACCATCAATTCAAAAATTTTTCTAAATAAATCTTTAACACCTGTCTCAGCAAATATTCTTGCGATCAATTCTGAACGCATTTGCGTTTGTGTCATTAAGGCATTTACACCAGTTGCAGTTTTTGCGTTTAAAGTATCAGGATCTAATCCTTGAACTTGTTTAGATATTCCTGTTCTAACTTCCCTTACTGAATCTAAATAAGATAATAATGGAAATGCTTGTTCTGAAATAGGTTGAGCTGTTAAAGGTTGCATCACTTGGCTAGGTGGTTGTTTAGTTCTAACTACTCCGCCAGGTCTAGTCGTTAATAAATCATCCATATTAACCATACCATCCATAATTGCGACCCTGTTATTATTAGTTAAATACATGTTATCTAATAATTGTCTCATCACAGTAGATTTCATTAACTGAATGTCTTCTACTAATTCAGAAATAGATCTGCCATAAAATCTATGTGGCATTGGAATTGGAGTAATCGTTACAAAAGGTGCGGAGTCAAATGGTTCATTTGATAAAATTGAATAACCATCATCACCGGCAGAAACTATCTTTCTTAATTCTGCTATGCCATCACCATCATAATCGTACTTGACGTAGCTTTCATAAATTAAAACTTTTTCAGTTGATTTATCTGTTGGAGTATCAATTGGATATTCATCAATGTTTCTTGTTCTAACAATTTCTTCATTGTTATAAATGTCTATGTTCGTTGCAGGAAGTTCCATAACTTCTTCTTCATCAAATCCCATCTCAATGATTTGTGATCTTGTCATTAAAACTTTGTGAGCTACGAAGTCTGCATCTTCAATTGACTTGGCAGACCTATCAATTAGGAATTCTTCAGGCGGAATGGATTCGATTTTTATTTTTCCATCTTTCTTAATTCTTTTAATTTTTAAATTGTAAAGTGTGAAGTCAGGTTCTTCTACCGCAGAAACATCTAAGCCTTGCATCTCCATTGCTTTTAAACTTTCTTCAAATTGTTCCTTAGCTTCCTCATCTTCCATTTCTTCTTGCTCAACCACCTCAATCTCATCTTTGGTATCGTCTAACAATGAATCGTATTGGTCAGAACTTAATCTCTTATAAGTTTCAAATTCTACTTTTTCATTTTCATCATAGTAGATTTTTAAGAAACCATTTTTTTCAATTAGTGCATCTTTGAAAAAATTATAAAGTAATTGGAAACCATTATTGTCTTTGTAGAAAACATGGTTCAAGTATGCTGTTGCTTGTTCGGCAAGAGGAACATCTTCGCCTGTGACCGGTTCGCATCTTACGACTTTGTCTGAAGCTGTAAAAACTCTTAGTAGGTTTGGCAAGATAGATTCTACTGTGTCGGCAACATCTGTGCTTACGACTTGGGATCTGCCATCAATCTCAGTTCCTAGTTTGTCGCCTAAATAATATTCAATTGATTTTCTTCTTGATTGGGAAAGTTGTCCGCCTAAGTAACCTAAAGCATTTTGTATTTGACCACTTAGAATTTGTCGTAGTTCTGGGTCTGAGGTTTTGATTTTTTTCTTTGCCATATTAAACTATGTAATTCGTATTCACTCTAATCGGTTTTGTCCAATCCGATCTTTCTAATGGTTCTACAATTGCACCATATCTAAAACTGTCGCAAAAGTGTGATGCCCAATTGTGAAGGGGTTTATTCCTAAAGCAATTGTTTTTTTCATCCCAACGTTTGCAATATGATTTTAATGCCTCTACCAACTTATTGCAATTGTTTTTATGAAAATAACATTTAGGTAAAAGCCTTCTTACTTGCTCTATGCCATCTTCTACACTAAGTTTTGGTGCTATGTCAAACTCTAAACCCATTTCCCTTGCGGTCTCCCATCTTGATTTATTAGTCCCTATTTCCCTAACTCTTATGTCATGGGGAGCTATGTGTTTAATGTAATTAAATCCTTTCTCATCTAAGACATTGAAATAATGTTCTAAGCCTTCGCTTGAGTTTTCATAACAATCAACAATCCTAATCTCATCATTTCGCCTTTGAGCAAATATGATTACTGTTGAATCGTTCATTCCTAAGTCCCACCAAGTTTCAGTTTCAAGATCGTAATCAATGTCAAAGTTCGTAACCCTACCTTTGCTTTCAAGATCCTCAACTATGTTACCATAATAAGAACCTGATATTCCTGCTTGGAAAGAACATTCAAATTCTTGCTCATAAGCCTCATGGCTCATTGTTGCTTTGGCAGCTTCTAATTCTTCCTTTGCTATGATGTTAGTTTCACTTGCTTTGAATACAGCAGTAAACCAATCCTTAGTATGTTTGGCTTGTTCATGTAGTTGATAAAACCAATTTCTTCCCATTGGCGTACCTATGAAAATAGCAAATCCTTTTCGGTCTGAAAGGCAAGGTCTCAAGATGGTGTCAAATAAATCAGGACTTATGTTTTGCGTTTCATCTACGATTATTCCATCAAAGTATTGTCCTCTTATTGCCGAACTATTTTCAGCACCTATGATTTGAATACGACTATTGTTAACTGAGAAATCTACTCTCAATTCAGACTCATTGAATTTAGTTCCTGGTACTGCTGCTGAGAATTGCTTCATATAATCCCAAGCGGTGCTTTTACCTTGCAGACGATATGGAGAGATGAAAGCGTATCTAGGATAGGGTTTATCGTTAGTTAGAGCAGCTCTAATGAGGTGGTTTATGGCAAAGACAGTCTTACCCCCTCTCCTATGAACTATGATGACATTAAAGCGGTTCTTATCGCATTTTTTGTGCAAAAAATTTTGGATTTCTCTTGGTCGATAAGGAATTACAATTTGTTTCATTTTAAAACAAAACCCCCCTAGTGAAGGGTTTCTTTTGGAACTTCAAATTCATCAGTAAATTGTTCTTTTAAAAAATCTGAAAATTGGATTGCTTCATCTTCATTATCAAAACCATGAAAGTGAGTAACGACTACTGGTTTGCCAGTATCTTTGTCGGTTAAAATTAAAATCATAGTTTTTAAAATAAGATTGTCCATTTTAGATGTGTGTACCATGTATCAATAT